TAGGGCGCCGCGAACCGCCGTGCCCGGATGACAGCGTTTCCGAGGCAGAGCAGGTTCTGGCCGCGCTCGACAGCCTCCACGAACCCACCATGCAGGCCTACGCCGAGTTCTGCGAGGACAAGCTAGAGGTGCCGGCCGCTCTGGCCAAGGCGCTGATCCTGTCCATCTGCTCCGGCAAGTGGGACGCCCTGCGCAGCCGCATCGGCTACTCGAACGAATGGCTAGACGAAGCCCTGAACGAGATCGTCTGGAGCATCGACAAGCAGCAAGCGGCATTCATCGAACACCACGCGGCGCAGTTGCGCTGCAAGGCAGAGCAGATCGCTCGGGAGGCGGCATGAGCAAGGAAGTGAAGCGGTGGAATGAGCTGAAGGCGCTGGCAGAAGGCATGGACGGCTGGCCAAACAAAAACGCCTTTGAGTTCGACGATGCCTGGTGTGTCGGCGCAATTGATGAAGACGAGAACCTGTGGCCGGTAATCGAGATTCAGACCGAGCAGTACGACGCCTTCGATGCTGCCGAGCCGATGGCGAAGTACTACGCCGCAGCGAACCCGCCAGCCATCCTCAAGCTGCTGGCCGAGCGCGACGCCCTTCTCGCTGAACGGGATGCGCTGAAGAAGGATGCCGAGCGGTATCGGTTCCTTATGCGTGAACTAGGCGGTTCAGTATCTCAGGTCGTAATGGGGTCGCCTGTATTCAGTAATGAAGACGTAGACGCCGCCATCGACGCCGCCCTGCAAGGAGAGCAGCCATGAATATTCATAACCTGAAGCATGACGCTCACGTGCGCCACCCAGGCCTGCCAAAAGCTAGCTGGGTAAGCATCAACGTCCGGTGCTTCTCGCTGCGACGGCCTCGATTCATGAAGTTCAGGGTCGCGAACGCTGTGACCCTGTGGGTATTCGGAATTGAAGTTGTAATTCGCCGCCCCTGGCTCGCCGGCCCCGCCCGCCAGTTGCATCCAGAACTGTTCAAGGGAGATAAGACATGAACGCCTACGTACTCAAGGAACTGGCCGGCGCCCTAGGCATCACCGTAGCCGGATCGCTTATCGGTACTCTCGCCTACGTGGCGCTATTGGGGGGTGCGTGATGGATGACCGCGAACTGTTGGAGCTATCGGCTAAGGCGGCCGGTATTAGCGGAGGCTGGGGTGACAAGATCGAATACCACAACGGTGCCGTTGATTTGCGGGACGTGTGGATTCTTGAAGGTGACGACTTCGTGCCATGGAACCCGCTCACCGACGACGGCGATGCGCTGCGGCTGGCTGCCGGTCTATGTCTGAATGTTCTGTCTTCAGAGGCTTGCGTTGTTGTAGAAGACGAAAAAGGCGTCGAGTGCATAGAGTATTTCTACGGGCCAGAGGACTACACGTCAGGCTGGCGCCGCGCCATCGTCCGCGCTGCGGCAGCGATCGGGAGGGCGATGTGATGGCTAGCCAAAGACAACGATCCCTGCGCTACGCATGGTGGCGGGGCTTCGCAGTGACCCTTGCACTACTCACCGGCTGGGCTATCGCTCACGGCCTTGCAGATCGAATCACCAACGGGGCGCCGCTATGAGAACCCTCCCCCTCCCCTACGACACCGGCCCGCACGACGACACCCCATCAGGCCACAGCTTCGCCGCTGCTTGGTGGGCCCTTTCAGGCTTCGGCGTCCTTTCCGCAACGCTCGCTTTCGGCCTCATTGGTGAGGCGGCGATCTTTTACTTCTTCGGGTAACACAACCTACTGACAGGCTGCGCGAGACGCGGCCAAGGAGCCCATGTGTCTACAGAAACCCAACTGGCCATCGTGCCGCCGAAAGAAACTGCCTTGGAGTTGACATGAGAAGCAAAGCCAAGCTGGTGCTAGGCGTCGGGCGTAACGATGCCGCTGGCAGCGTATTCGAATACGAGATTTCTGGCGGGCGTAAGAAGGTGAAGTGGGCATGCCCGGCATACAGAGCCTGGAAGAACATGCTAACGCGCTG